GTAAAACCCATACGCATTTTTCTTGGCATATTGCCTGCGCCTTCTTACGCACGTCGGAATTTGGCTTAGGCTATTCCCGCGTGTCTTTGAACGCGTTTGTGATACTTGTCTTGAGATCTAAAAGATTTTGCCGCTTTATTATTGAGCGTTATCAAGAAACCTTTCTTTGTGGTTTGTACCGTTTAACCCTTAAAAACGAGTGCCTTGTTAGAGCTCTTAATCTAACTGTGACAATTTTAAAAATCATATGATTAGGACACGGTCGTGTATGTGTTTCACTGCGTCACGCCCTTTCTTTGGTTCTTCGATTAGGCCTAGAGTTATTTTTCGAAGTTTGAGGTGCCACCGTGCGATCCCCAGAACCTCCCGGCAACCCCGGAAATCTGGATCCTGACCCAACAGGTTGAGGGAGTAGGTAACCTCCCACTAAAACACCGGTTTGTTCGCCGTGTGTCTCATGTTGTAATGATGTGAGTTTTACATTGGACAAACAACACAAATCTTTCTCAGATTGGCTTTGCTAATCGCTTTGGTCAGTGGTGCTCCCGTATTGGTCGTCGGTCTCGGTTTAACGTTAAGGCACGTGAGTTCAATTTCTCAGAGTGTGACTTTGATTATTTGGATTCTGTGCAGATTGTTTCTTCGGATGGTGACGTACAAGTCTCAGTTATTTATAACTCGAAGGACGTGTATGTGTGGCGCCCGTCTGAGGTGTCTTTCGATATGGAAGGTGGCTTTTCATTTTGTACTTCTGGTTATGTTTGGCATGTGCGTGTTGTTGTTTCAGACACAATTTGTTTACAAGACCAATTTTGTTTAAGTGTTCACCGTCTTCAGAGCGGTGTCATTTGCTTTGATACTGTTCTGAATGGTTACAATGAAGTTGTAGTTTCTGGTGGCTCAAGGTGGGTTAACCCCACTAGTAAATCCATCCTCATGCCATGTGATGGGCGTGGTGGTGGTCGCCAACCTGTAATTGAGCTTGGCGTTGAGCATTGTTATGTTGAGCCTGTAGATTATTCTGTTGTTCGTTATTTGTCTCGTTCTTTGCTGAAAAGGTGGAAAAAGATAAAAAAGAATCGCAGTGCTGGCTGGCGCGAGAAACGCCGTTTCTTTAGACTCCGTAAGAGATTGACAACGAGCTTACCTCAAGTTTGTTTTGAACCGCAAATGTTCAATAAGCTTGCTGATGGTTTAGTTGGTATTCAAGAAAAGACGGGGTCTCTAGTTAGTGGCATTCAAGATGTGGCTAAAGCCATGCATAATGCGGCCATTAGAGGAGTTAGCGTGTCGGATGATGTGTTCCTTAGGCTCGATGGTCTTACCAGCGAGTTGAATAGGTTCAACAATAACTGCGACTCGATTAAGGAAGATGGGTTGTCAGTTAATCATTCTTTCGGCATTGATAATCTCTTTAAGTGGTGTGTTGAGCATAGAGAAACTGTTGGGATTGTTATTCTTATCTCTGTTCTTGTTGTTGTTTCGATTAAGACCGGTGGTTCAGCTCTTTGTTTTGCTTTGGGTTCTTTGATATCTGCCCTTGCCATTTCATCTAGTCCCTGCATTAAGAAAGTCTGGGACGAATATGGGCCGAACTTGACCTCACCAGTGTGTGTCTTTGAGGCCCAAATGTTTGACAATCCCTTGCTTAAGAGTGGTCTACTTCTGAGTTACATTTTTGGTTTTCGTGGACTTTGTGTTGACACCTTGATGACTCGATTTGATAAGTTTTGTTCTATTCTCAGTGAGGCTCCTAGGAAATCAGGCGACATGTTGAATACGGTAACGTTTTATTTGAAGTCCCTCCAAGATTTGTTCAACCAGACTTTGTCTTGGATTGGAGTGGATTACAATATCAACTTGGCCCCGGAGAAGTATCCTTTGAGTGCTCGATTGCTGGAGGAGATTACTGTCTTTTTGCGTACTTCTGCTAGTTCGAAGGAGTTAGTTGTTGAGCAGGCTGCTAAGGTTTGCCAGGTTTTACAAGCTCGTGTTTCTGATATGCTAGTTAAAAATAAATCGGATCACGAGTTCGCTGGTGATAGGGTCTTGCTAATGAGGGCCCTAAGTAAGCTGGAGGCCTATGATAGAGAGTTGGAATTGCGAGGTGCAGGTCGCGATGTCACTCGTCTACCACCCAAAGCTTACCTTTTCATCGGTCAACCGAAAATTGGTAAGTCCTATCTGCTTAAGAGTTTGAGCTATATGGCCCTTTACACTCTCTTGGAGGGTAATGAAGTGGCTTTAGAGCACATCCGAAATGGGCAGCTTAGGGACTACATTTTCACGCGTAATTCCTGTGATAAGTTCTGGGAGGGTTATTACAATCAGATGTTGGTTCTCCTTGATGAAGTTGGCATGCAACGTGATTGTGCTGGTGCAGATGCTGAGACCAATGAGTATGCAAATTTCATTAAGATGGTGAATGACGTCGTCTTCCCTTTGCTTATGGCCAATGTCGAGAAGAAGGGGACCAGAGAGTTCAATTCATCTGTCATTTTTGGGACCACTAACTGTAAGCACTTCCAGATTGAGTCGATTAATAATAAAGAAGCATATGATCGGCGCTGGAATACCTATGAAGTTTCCGTGAAACCTGAATGTGGCAAATGGTATTACGGTCATGGAGGATCAGGTGATTGGTTGGTGCCCGACTTTGATAAAATGAAAGAAGCTGGAATGTCGGAAGAGGATATTGCACTGTCAAGATTTCTTGAGTTTAAACCCCGGATCTCGTTACTTTCTAGTGGTTTTAGTGGACCGTCGATTTCGATTGATGACCTTATTAGGACCATGAAGGAGGACTTAAAAACTAGGGACTCAGAGATTGAGACAAGAAAACGTCAGAGTGATATTCTGCATAACTTTTTCGATCCGCGTAAGCGCGGTCTACCGGGTTCTTTTGTGCCCCAAATGGATGCTTGTGTTTGTAAAGTTTGTAGTTCTGATACATCTCGTTTTTTCTCTACCGAGCAACAGTTTTGTGCTACGGAAATTTTGTCTAGTTTGTCTTTCCCGCAGGCACAGTGTGTTTTTGAGAATGGTTATGATCATGTTACTGATGAGAATTCGTATTTGTTCCATGCTAATCCTCTGTGTTTGAGTGAAATTAAGAAAAAATATCCAAATTGGAATGATGTTCAGTTGTTGTTTGATTTTGGTTGCCATGTTAAGAGTTTGTTTTTGATTAATACTGTTTTTAATAATAAAAAAGAAAAAATAATGAAAATTAAAAATTTGGCCCTTAAAGTTTGTGGGGCACTTGCTGCTTTTGCATCGTTGCTCTCTTTGTGGCAAATTGGTAAGTTGTTTTTTGCGGATTCGCCGAAGGAGGAAGAAACCTTGTTGCAAGGGCAATCTGTAGATTTAAATGCCCAAGAGGTGCTATCTTGTGTCCTTAAGCGAAACGTTTATGCTGTTGGTGATGATAAGGTGAGCCAGCGGGGTTTTGTCACGTTTTTAACTGATAACATACTCGCTATGCCGCGTCATTATCTGATAGTGTGGCGTAATTTGCTTCGGGATTATCCTGATTTGCATGTGACTTTGCGCAGGCTTGGTGATGGATCAAACCATCAAGTTATCCGCTTTCCCGCTAAATATATTGTGAGTGATGTAGTTGTGTGCGGTAAAGAGGATTTGGTGGCCGTGTATTTGGGTGGGCGCGTTGTTCAGCGTCACGCCAGTATTCGGAAATATCTTGGTTGTAGTAAGAGGCCTAGTGGTGATATCTATTTTCCGAAGGTTGAGCGTGATAGCCTTAAGTATAAGCTGGTGGCTGCACCTTACCAACATCACGGGCCGGTGTCCTATGAAGTTGCAGGCGAGAAACTGGGGGTTGGCAACCCCATTAGCTATCGCTTTAAAACGGAAATTGGAGACTGTGGACTGCCTGTGTCACGGAAAGATCCCTTTGAGCGGTGCGAGAAGATATGTGGCATTCATGTGTCTGGTAGTCCTAAGCTCAGCCTCGGGGTTGCAACCCCGCTAACACAGGAGATGTATGACGAGATTGTGTTGGCCTTTGCGAAGAAGCATCACCTTGTTGAGGCTCAATATCGCTATGAGGCTGACGTTATCCTGCGCATGGCTGAAGATGGAAAGTGTTGGAACGATTTGTATGAGACTCCCGATCAGTTTAAGGTTGAAGGGAAAGTCAATTTAGGTTATGTTGAGGCAGCTAGTGTGCCCGGCAATACATCTATAGTACCTTCACCACTCTTTGAGGAGATTGGGTTTCCACACCAGACAAAACCTGCTCGTTTACGGCCTTTTATTGGGAGTGATGGGAATTTGGTAGATCCTAATGCGCTGGCAACGCTTAAGTATCACCGGACTGTTGCTTCCTTTGATTTGGACGTTTTGGATGCTTGCAAGAATAGTGTGACAGACTTAGTTGTGAACAATCCAATGTTGCAGCATCACCCTGATGTAAAAAGGGAACCTCTTTCTTTTGAGGACGCCGTGCAAGGCATTCCGGGAATTGAGGGCTTGGATGGAATACCAAGGAAAACATCAGCGGGTTATCCCCGCTGTCTCACCGTCGATAAGCGAGGAAAACGCGACTTCTTCGGTGATAGTGGTGATTATGTGTTCGATAGTAGTGGCGCGAATGAGATACGCCGTTCTGTTGAAAACATGATTATCAGTGCAAAAAAAGGAATTCGGGGTAACCATGTGTTCATGGACTTCCCCAAAGATGAACGGCGGCCTAAAGCTAAAGTTGACGCAGGAAAGACGAGAAAAATATCTGCCTGCCCCGTTGATTTGGCAATAGGCATCCGAATGATGTTCGGGGCTTTTGTTCAGGATTTCATGTATAATCGGATAGTAAACCAATGTGCCCTTGGCGTCAATGTGTTTGATAGTCAGTGGGACCAGATGGCGATCTACTTGGGTGAGGATACTAGAGTTATTGCTGGTGATTTTGGTAACTATGATGGTTCTTTGCCCTATTGTCTGATGATACGTTTTCTTGACACTGTGACCGAGTATTATGGTGACCGTGGCTCCGAAAATGAGCGTGCGCGAGAGGTGCTTTTCCAAGAATTGGCTAACTCGCGCCACATCATGAACGGTGCTTTGTATGAGTGGGTTGGCAGTAATGCCTCTGGAAATCCGCTCACAACAGTGCTTAATTCATGGTGTAACCTTGTGCTGCTCCGATATGCAACTCTTAAGTGTGTTGGTAAATGTAACATGAGAGATGGTCCCAAGTTTCTGAAGAGTCTTGACTCCCATGCGCGTTTCATGGTTTATGGTGATGATAATCTTATTTCCGTGCGACGCGATAGCAAGTTTTTGGATATGCTGACCCAGGTTAGCTATACGGAGGCTTTTGCCTCTATGGGTTTTGAGTACACTGATGAGACTAAGGGGGCAGCGATATTGGGTGAGGATCGATCCATTACGGAGGTTGGCTTTTTGAAGAGGCGTTGGGCCCAGACAAGTCTGAGTTTCACGCGCAAATTCTTGTCTCCTCTTGCCTTGGAAACGATTCTTGAGTCCATTCAGTGGACAAAGCGCGCTGACTTTGACTGTAGTTATGTGCGTGAAAACGTCGTGAATATGTTGCAAGAACTGTCTCAGCATGAAAGGAGTGTTTTTGATGAGTGGGCTCCTAAGATTGTTGAGGCGTGTCGGCGCACTATGAACTACGTACCTCTCCCAAATACCTATGAGGAGTGTCAGGCGGTGATACTCTCTAGGGAAAGTTTCTGAGTGACAGTCCCTCCTTGAAGTCCTAAGGAGTGTATTGGCAACAATTGACCGGAATTTAACATTGCCCTTTAAAGATTAAGGCTGTAATAGGGGCTTTGGACCGGTCCAGGTGTGCTATTTAGCATTACTAATCAGGTCGCCTGGTGAGCAGTCCTCACAAAGATCCAGCCATATAAAAACTCACCTTTCTTAAGTTCCGTCTGGTGTTTTATATTTGAACTTGCTGATAATTCCATTTCTAATATGGGTGAACATTCATCCATTTCTGTTGGCTTGCCAGCAGATGGTGGTGCCCAACAGGGTACAACAACCTTTAGTTCGACGACCTTGGCTGAGCCTTATGATCGGCACAGCTCCATCATTGATCCGAATAATGACATTGATGTTGAGACTGATGATATTAAGTCCATTTCCGATTTTTTGGCCAAGCCAGTAGCAGTGGCGACGGGCACTTGGAGTGCCCAAACTTGGGGTGCCTCTCTTTTCTCCTCAGATATTTACCCTATGATCTTGTCCCAGCCCATGTGGTTGAATAAGATTCAGGGGTTCTTGAATATACGTGGTGTTGTGAAGTTTAGACTTATGATCAATGCTACGCCGTTTCAACAGGGACTTTTGAGGCTATCCTACTTCCCGTGTGCGAATCAAATGATGGGTTCTTATTACTCACATATGTTCAATAGAATGACTATTTCGCAGTTGCCTGGCACATATCTCAATGCGAACGACAATTTCGTTGAGGTATCCGTGCCTTACCTTTCCCCTACAACTTTCTTGGAGCGTGATCTTTACTCCACTGGTCATTATGTTGATTGGGGAAGGGTGGATATCACTGTGATGGAAATCTTGCGCACTGGGACTGGGCCTTCTGGTGTAAACTGGACCCTTTGGATGTCGATTGAGGATCTTGAGCTCTCCGCTATGGTTGAGCCCCAAATGGCTTTTGAGCCGCAAATGGCAGGTGTTCGTAAGAGACCAAAGCGTCAATTGGCTTCGATAGATGAAGAGGTGAATTCTGGCAAAGGTCCTATTGCCAAGATTATGTCCTCCGGGGTTAAGTTGGCTAATAATTTAGCCTCCATCCCTGTCTTGTCTCCCGTTGCTAAGCCCGCTAGTTGGGTTCTTGCAGCACTCGGGGCCGCAGCTGAAGCTTTGGGCTGGTCTAAACCTACGCTGTCTGAAGGTCCTTGTCCTATGGCTAGGAACTTGCATTGGTATATGAACAATTCAGATGGTAATGATTCTTGTCAGCCTTTGAGTATAAGGACTGACAATCGAGTCAGCGCCATCACTGATGCTAGCCCTGGCGATTTGGATGAGATGTCTTTGAATTTCCTGAAGAGCAGATGGAGTTATTTGTATGATTTCATTTGGGGACCAGGGGCCGTGTCAGGTGATCTCTTGACCAGTTTGGAGGTGCGGCCAGGTAACTTCAAGCAAACGCAGACTTTCCATGGTGAAAGGGTTTCGACCGTTCCGCCTTCTGCCGTGTTTCAGGAGTTTTACTCCAACTGGCGTGGGTCCTACCAAGTTAGGCTTCGTTTGATTAAGACTGGTTTTCACACTGGCACATTGGCGGTGACATGGACTCCTGGCAAGTTTCCTGGCGCACCTACCTATGCCCAGACTTCTTATATGTATCGTCAGATTATTGATCTTCAGACTGGTTCTGATTTTGTTTTTGATCTTCCGTATTTGCTTCCTCAAGACTTTTTACATAACTTCGAAAACTCTGGTATTTTGACTATTCATTGTGTTAATCCTTTGTTGGCTCCCGCCACTTGTTCTAGTTCTATTGATATTTTCCTTGAGATACGTGGTGGAGACGATTTGATATTTGTTAACCCCAGAAACACCTATGACCCCATTCCCTTTGTTCCGCAAATGAACGACTTTGAGGCTCAGGGTGTCGATACTGATGTGTCTGGGGAAGCGACGGCTGTTTCGTTGAGTAGTCGAGCCCATACTTTCAATTCAGTTCATCATGCGATGATCGCTAATGGCGAGATTCAGCTTTCTGTTCTTGATATTTTGAAGACTCAATCTGTTGTGCGTTATGCGCCTGGTTTCTCACCGTCTGCTAATAGTGGGGCCCCTGTTGCCTTCGCCCCAGGTCAGATTTATGGCCAAAGATGGAATGGATCTAACGTTCTAAACGCTCAAATAGGTGGGGACTTAGTTAGTTTCATTGGTTCTTGGTTTGCTTTTCATCGTGGCGCCGAGAGGTTTCGGGTGTGCAATGCGGACACTGTGGCCTCAAATGTTAACTATCGCGCTATGTATCTTTCGGATGTTGATGTGGCTATTAACAATGTCGACGTCGTGACGCAGGCCGTTGGTAATGCAACTAATTGGTCTGCCCTATTGTCTGCAACTGATGGAGGTGGCGCTCCTCAATGTGGACGGTATGTGGTAGTGCCCCGAGACAATGGGGGTATTGCCGTGCAAGCACCCTTTTACTCGAGGTTCAGATATTTGTTGAACACATGGACCACGAGTTTGTTTGCGAAGACAAATTACTTTAGTAATCAGAACATGGTTGCTTTTAGTATGCCGCAAGCTACGGGAGTCACGTTGTCGAGATCTGTTGGAGACGATTTCCAATTTTCCTATTTTGTGGGCGTTCCTCTTTATGCTAGCGCTATTGAGAATGCTGGCCCCTTTGTGGGCGTCAGTTGATGTCCTTTTCTTTTCTTTTCTACACATTTGTATTTATTTTGCCTTTTTGGAGAGGGTGCGTGTAGACACCCTATCCCTTCACTTGGACAGTGCATTTTGTTCCAAGTGTCGACCAAGTAAAACCTAGTGAACTTCCTATTTATAGGGAGATGTAGCCAGGCCAATTTAATTCCTCTTAACGGGATTGTATATGAAGTGTTTTCATGAGTAATGGCCTGGATAGGGTCACAAAAGTGATTTCATGGATACTCTAACTCGGAGGGCCCTTGAAGCGTG